CTTAAATTCTCGTCTTCAAAGACGTTATCAAGACTACCACGTAAGAGAGTCGTATAAAGATCTCTTAAAATCATGATTGCCTCCTTATTTATTAAAGTACTTAATACCCCTAGTTACCCATAAGGAATCTGTTTCGCTATAACCTTCTGGAGGTTCGCTACTCATAGCTCCTTCCATGATAGCTGGGATACCAGGTTCAACAAAGTTATCATATACTGGATAATATTTGCCATTGAACTCTTTAACTGTAATAGTCATCTTAGACTTATCATTCTCTCTTAACGCTTTAAGATAAGAATAGTCTTCGAGCATTGCAGGTGTATAGAAATCTTCATCTGGAATATCATACAATAATGCTTCTTGATATTTCTTTGGAACCTTCTCAAATGTTAATTTTAGACCAATAGCCTTAAGATATGCATTTACAATCTCAGCAGATCTAGATTTAGCATCTGCGGATAAAGTAATGTCTACATCATTAGGATTCTTAGTCAATAGATCTTTGATAGATCTACGTCCAATAGGAGCTGTACTATAGAGCATTAACATGATTACATTGATATCATCACCAATATGAGTTAATGCACTAATTTCCATTTCCCCTTGTCGGATAGGTGTATTAGTATATACAGGTTTATATAGACCAGCAGATTTATTACGGCTATTTTCACCTTTGTTGTTACTGAAAGACATACTTGTTGCTGAGAACTTCTCTTCTGCATATTGTTTCAAACGACATACGTATTGTTTAGCTACAAGTACAGGTCTTAAAGATTTAACTAATCTAATACCTTGATTGGAAGAATCAAGCATAGGAGTATATACATACCCATGTCTTGTTTCTGGGAACTCAGCTAGAACTCTTTGTAGAGTTTCAATAGTAACTGGTTCTTGCATTGGTAAAATGGATATAGTAATATTACCATCTTCGATAATAGAGTTTAGATACTCCATACGAACTGATGGATTACTATTACTAACAAATGCTTCCATTTCTTTAGCTTGACTTGGACTAAAGAAGCTTACAAATTTTATAATCTTCTTAAGAGATCCATTAGTGTCTTGCTTATTAAGATTACGAACTACTGCAGCTGATGCGGAGTTGATTTCCATTTCAAATAACTGGGATGGATTCAAACGATTGACTACAGTTGCTTGGTTATATTTCATATCTACTCTTTGACCGTCCTCAGTTTGAGGCATAAGTTCATCAGGTAAGATATTAGAGATAACACCTTTACCACCATATCGGTTAGTTAGTTTATCACCAACATGGAGTTCATTCTCTTCTAGGATGTATACATCCATTTGTAAGTTAGAGTATACATTGCTATCTATATTGAACTTAACACCATCCAAGATTTGTTTACTTGTATGCATAAGTTTTTGTAGATCATATCCTAACTCACATTTATAGTTTGCCTGGAGTTTGTGTACTGTATGGATTAACTCATCACAGAATCGCTTATTGTCTTGATAATACATATTAAGCTGAGTATTATAGATAGAGTTCTCCATTAGGTCTGGGTTATTAGTATGAATTTCAATACCAACTACACGACCATTAGATGTAATCTTCTCATCAGACATATTGATATCTTGAAGCTTATTGAATACTTGAGAGAATAATGCTTCTTCTTTATTTTCTCGACGTACTGCAGCTAAGATACCTTCTTTGATTTCTTCACCAATATCAGGGATAACCTTATAGATATCCTTGTTACCATATAGATTAAGTAAGATATCATTTTCATTGATCATGAACGAGATCTTCTTAACTAGCGGTGATTTGAATCTCTTTGCACAGGACTCACTAATCTCAATAGCATCTTCTGTTGTCTTATTCTTTGCAATATACATTAATAAGACATTGATGCCATCCATCCTGTTGTTGTACTCATCGAACCCTTTAGATTTTGTAATAACGTCTCCTTTCTCAATAACACTGCCTACGACAAGATTATTTAGAACTGAGTTATTAATCTCATAACCAAAGGATTCTGTAATATACTTATAGTCCAACTTATGAAGAATGTCTAAAGTATTTGTCTCTTCATTATGGACGATAAGATAATACTCATGACCTGGGGTCATTGCATATCTTTCTATTCTAGCTAATACAGTCTTACGTTGATCAGCTTGTTGGAAAGATGTGGAGCGATGTCCAAATTCATTCTCAAAGCCAGTTTGAATGAATGGGACTTCTGGATAGCATAGTGCCATAGATTGCTCTGAATGGACACTATACATAATCTTTCGACTACCAGAACTACTAGCTGGGAATGGTTGAATTAACTCTTTCCCTAGTACTTGTTCTGGAATCTGAATTCTTTGCCTAGCACGATTAATCTCGTCGTCTAGAATCAATGTGTTCGCCATTGTGTCTCCTTTCTAAAAGTATTATAAAATGAAATACAGAAGAGTAATCAATACTCTTCTGTATCACCTTTATAATATATAACTTAATCTTCCAATGCTCTGAAGGACGCAATAAGGTCTTTCGTAATAGATGCATTTGTAACCTGACCACTTGTAGGTACTGGAGCAATCAATTCATCCATTACTTCACGAGCCAAGCGTAAGAATTGCATACGGAAATCTTCACGTTCAGTAAAGAATTCTTTAAAATCACGAGTTCTAAACTTAGTGTCATAGCCATCTAATTCTAAGTAAGCACCTTTAGTGGCAATCTTACCGGAATCTTTAAGCATGATCATTAAAGAATAAAGTGGATCAAAACCATAATCTTGAGAGAAGATCAATGGAGTAGATTTACCAGCTTTATTTGTACGAGATTTACCTAAAGAGATATCTACTTGAGATCCAGAGAATCCAAATGTCTCTTCTTTAAGTTTACTATCATCAAATCTAATGATGTTATTAGCTAAATAGGTTACAGCTCTACCACCAGGTAAAGACTCACCTTGTTTAAGATACATCAATTGACCTTTAGTGTGCATAAATGCACTAGCTTCAATCTTTTCAGTAATATGGTTGATTACTAATAATATGATATTAGTTGCTTTGATTAATTGCATTACACCTTTAAGGAGAGATGTATTTGCTTTAGCCATTGCAGTAGCCGCCATTTGACCAGATAATTCACCTTTATCTGCAATACGTTCTGGAGCCAATAATGCAATAGAGTCAATAATCATAACAGTTGGGATAAACTTAGTAATTGGATTACCAGTAGAGTCTCTCATACCAGTATTATACATAAGTTTATCTTTATTCTTTAATTTAGTTTCATAGATAGTATAGATATCATCATAGATAGACTCTGCAGTGATACCACTATTCTTAATAGAAACATGATTGAATAAGTCTTGACCAATATAACCAGTTAGAGTTTCCAAACGTGGAATTGTAATACCACCTTCCATAGATTGGATAACCATTTCAGCATCTGGGAATTGGTTAATAATATTAGCCGCCGCTTGTACCGCAAATGTAGATTTACCTGAACCTGAGCGACCAATAAGTAAGTTATAAGACCCATCAAGAATACCTCGATGTGTTACCGGTGTAATCTCACCTTTGTCATTATAACAGTTTAGCTTATAGCCATTTAGGGAATCAAAATTTAAAAATCCTGTTGGATATGCAACGTCATATAGACCCTGCTCTGGAGAGTAGCCAGTTACCTCAGCTACACGTTCAATAAGTAAGCCCATAATAAAATCCTCCTAAAAAATATTATTATAAGTTACTAATAAGTTCCAGGAGGAGTAAAAAAATAAAATACCCCAAGGTAGTTTAACTACCTTGGGATAGTTGTTTAGAATATATAGAGTCCTTGCTCTTTAAGTTCTTCGGCTATGTATAAGACTTTATCATAATCTGCAGATAAAGCTAACATAGAGCATCGTACATCTTTACGAACTTTTTGTAGACGTAGACATTCTTGACTATACTTAGTCAATACACGTTTGATGACTGTCATAGGACGTTCATTCAACATGAATAGCATAGCATTAGTTTCTAAATCAAACATCCAGTTCTTAGTATATGTATTAATCTTAGGATCTTCACCAGATTCTAGCATTGAAGTTACAAAGAACTCCTCAAAGTTTTCATAGAAGAGTTCACCATATAGATCCATTAAGTCTTCTTCACATGTCTGAGATGGGTCCATATATCTCATGATTGAAGTATTAACACGACTAATATTAATTGTCTCACTCTTACTAGAATAACGTGCTACAGAAAGTATTGTATTCAACTGCTTATTAGTACAATCGACATAATCTAATTTCTTGTAGATACGTTCATTGATAACCTTAGAGATCTTATATAACGCTGTAAGAGTCTTACCAAATCTATCTGGATCAAATGCTGATTCATTGATAACTTCAAATAATTCATATATCTCATTATTAAGTACACGAATTCTATCTTCAGCAAGTTGTGGACGATTTTGAACCATAATCATTGCAATATATTGCCATGGTTCAAACTTAATATATAAGCATCTAGAGATTGGTTTAACACCTTCACCTAGATAGTAAATGATATCGGATAAGTTATCTTCAAAATACCTATATGCGATATCATGATTAGTCCAATCTAAAGCATCCAATTCATTCACTATAGTCTCAGCAGATTTCTTGATTACTGCAGAGAACGGAACGTCCTCTGCGTAAACTCTGCTGGGTTTTACATATTTATCAAATAGACCCATATATGCTTCCTTTCTTAATAACGTTCTTCGAAGTCATCAATCTTGGAAGATTTATTACCTTTCTTACCATCTACTTTGATAACTAAAACGTCGTCTTTTACAGAATCAAAGAAGTTTTCTTTAACTTTAACTGTAGGGTTCTTGATAGCAGAATTAGATAGGTTAAACATATCATCATCTTCTTCCATCTTCATACCACCAATTTGGTCAAAGAAGCCATCTTTCTTTTTATCTACATTGGAAGTTCTAGCTTTATATTCATTATAAATCTTTTCAACTTCTTCTGTAGGAAGTTTAATACCAGAAGCCATGATACATACACGTTCTTGACCAGCTGGTACTGTTTGGATATGAGTGAAGAATTCAAATGGTTCACCTAATTCTTCACGGATTTTAGCATTATCGAAACCAACGTTTTGAGTACGTTCAGATGCATACATGAATACACCAATACGTCTAGCTGTTGGAGTGAAATCTAAGCTCTTTGTAGCATAAATCATTTCTTCGAATATTTTATCCAAATCAGATTGTTTCTTAATGCCATCAAAGTAAGCTGTTTCGATTGTCATGAAACCAGGAGTTGTAGAGATTTTATACAAGTCAGTTTCATCGATATTTTGATCAGAATCAACTAAGTCTAAACCAAGCCATGTACGCATACGAATACAGAATTCATCATTAGCTTTACGTTCAGCTTCTTGTTTATTCTTACTAGAAGATAAGAACTTCTTATTGCTGATAGCTTCAACTGTATAGTTATCTTGAAGTTCTTGGAAGTATTCTACAGTGTTTTGTAGACCACGAGCATCATCTTCGAAACCAGTGAATACTACTAAATGGACATTCATATTCAATACTTCACGAATATATTTCGCTAAGATTGTAGAAGATCCACAACCAGTACCACCTTCAGAGGAGGATACAATTACTACTGCATCATCTGTAGGATCTGGGAAAGCATCAATTTTAAGTTTCTCAGATTTAAGGGATTCAATTGTGATATTTTTAGCACGACCACGTTCTTTACCGCAACCGCCCATACCACCACCAATGATTACATTGATGTCATCATATTCATCTTTCATATCTTTGCGAGTTGTATTGATAAGAAGTACTTCATCTCTTCTAAATACACCTTGCTCGATAGCCGCCATAGCTGCTTTATTACCAGCAGCACCAATACCAATTAATTTAGCCTTCATAATAAATTCTCCTTCATTATAAAAATATATAATATTGGATAGGCTAATTAAAGCCTATCCAACGATTACCTTAATGTATTACTTTTAGTTATAATCTACATACCACGAGACTGCCTTAAGTATGAATAGGATTCAGACATTATTCCATTAACACCTTTAATCCATGCTCCAGCAGCCTGTGCATATCTCTTATGACCGTAGATCATTGAGTTTAAACTTGTTTGTCCCTCCTGGTAATAATTTTTACTAATCCATACAGCACCATTGACAATACCATCATAAACAGTATTACCCATATGATGAGCCGCATTAGGATTAGCATCAATAGCATTAATGCCAAAATAGTTACCTCTATCTCTGGCTAGATAAGATCTACCATAATCAGATTCCCATGATGCATGAGCAAAGATATAGATTGGATCTAGACCAGATTCTTTTGATGCTTCAATAAATATATCACCTTGACCTTGGAATGGGGATGTACCACTTGGATCAAAGTGCCTAATGATATTATTCATATCTTCTGTAGTTACATAAGTAGACTTATTAGATAAGTCTGAATTCTGATCTACATAGTATCTTGAGTTAGCTTTCTTATTAGATTCCTCTTTAGCAGCAGCTTGTCTTAAAGCTTCTTGCTTAGCTACTTGAACGTATTGATTTAATACTCTAGCGGTATTTGGATCCGCATTTTCTTTCTTTTGCATACGTTCATTATCTTTCTTATCTTTATCATTATTGATAAGATTGTTTACTTTGTCACTATAGTCATCGTTATTTTTAACTATGAATTGCATTACAACGTCTAATGTGTCATCACTCTGACGATCACTTTCTAGTGCCTTTATTGGTAATATAGATA